CTTACGTTATCCTTATGTATTATAACGAATACTTATGTCTTATCTATCTATAACCTAACGTTATGCATGATAAGCATTCGTAAGTATGGTGGAACTCTCGCCTTGCATTGGATGAATGGTAGTCTAGTAGGGATGATTATAATCCTACAACCAAAGGTCACATTCGGATATTTGCATACAACCAGCGGTTGTGGGGGGCCACCCCCGGTCATGCGCGCAACGAATTGCACGAAAAATGTATCTGACAGTTTTTGAAATATAATTCCAGAAATTTTTAATAGGTTTCTAATCTTTCACAGGTATCACACAAGTAACCAGATTTGACTGGTTTTCCACATTTGGTACAGTTTCTTGTCAAAGTACATCCTCCATCGCTTTTAAAAGGGCTCTATAATCGGTTTTAAGGGGGGCTACACGCGTTTAAATGGGGTACTGGCTACTACCCTAGCCGGGAGGGGGTAAAATCGCTGTAGGGTGGGGGTACAGAAATATTTAAGCATCTGGGGCTATGATGGCTTTGTAAGGACCGGGAATGTGGTTTTTCTTCAAAACCTCGTAAGCCTTCCTGAAATCTTCTTCGGACAGCTCGTGTTTAGCTAAAATAGCTTTTTCTTTCTTTGTCAGCACTAATCTGCTCTTTTGTTAAATTTATAATTTTCGACGGGCAGGTAGCGTAAATGCTCGTTAGCCCAAGTCCAGTTGTAGAAATCCTTAGAAAGGGTCCCATCCTCCCATTCTAGGTAGTACATACCTTGGTATATACTATGTTCTCTTAGTTTACAAGGTAAAGTTTGGTTATTCATACGTAAGAAACTCCTTGACATGCGTATGTAATATAGTGTACAATGGTATACAGAATTACTTAATTGTCAAGGGAATAAGACAATCGCTAAGAAAACTTGGTTACTTCGTAGAATAGACTATCTTTGGTACATACTGGGATATTCTAAGAGTTTCTACGAAACTTCAGACTTAGAAGAAATACAACGTTACAGAAAGAAACTAGGAATACCTAGAATAACTAAACAGGGAGACAATGATAATAATGAAAATGCTTAAATCCCTTAGTTTAATTCTTCCAGTTATTCTATTTTCTTTCTTATACGTAAGTATTACTAAGACAGAAGAATATCACAGTAACCCCGGCCTTAAGGAGTGGATACCAGCAACCTGCTGTGTAACCAACGACTGCTGCTGGGAGATACAAGAATCTGAATTGATCCTTCTTCCCAATCAGGAAGCTGAAATTAAATCAACAGGTCAGGTGAGGAAATATCAATTCTCCCATGATCAGAAATTTTATCGCTGTGCTTGTGATTACGATAACGTAAACAAAGCATGGAACAGACATCAAGGGGCTAATACCCGATGTCTATTTGTGCCTAATAGAGGCATGTAAAGGGAAAACAATGAAAATCTTAAAGGCTACTTCACAGACAATCACCCGACCTTCGGACACTACGGCATACGCCTCTGGCGATCTCGTAGCTAACAGCACGACTGCCGGTTCAGTAACTCCGTTTGCCTTCCGAGTAGGAAAAGCAGCCGGTGTTAAGCTTTGGAGGGTGTCTCTCGCCAAGTCTGCCGCTTCGGTGACTAATGCTTCGTTCCGCGTTCACTTACACAACGACTCGCCTACCGTGGCCAACGGAGACAACGGCGCTATTTCGTCCATTGCTGCTTCGTACATTGGTTTTGTTGATATCGCAGCTCCTGCTACCGCCTTTTCAAATACTTTTGTTGCTTCAGGCATTTATGTAAACAATTCATTAGCAGCTCCTCTGTTTTTAACCGCTGACGTGGACGGGCGCATCTACGGTCTCTTAGAGGCTCGTGGAGCTTATACGCCTGCCAGCGATGAAACGTTTGCAATTACTTTGTTTGGTGAAACTTATTTCTAAGTCATGCCAAGACAAACAATTGAGGACCGCCTCAAAGAATTAGAAGACTTTAAGAAAAAAGTCGAAATCGGATCTTGGTTAATCCGATGTACTGCCTACACAATAGGCGGCCTCGCTGTATTCTTTACAACGATGTTCACAATATTTGAGAAATGGCCTTTTAAGTAATTTATGGTAAAAGAGAAGAAGACCGATCTTCAAGAACAGCGTGAAGAGAGACGAATCCTCGCTGAAACTGACCTAGAAGAGTTTATTACCTTAGTACATCCCAAGCGTATGCTTGGTAACGTACATCGAGAAATTATCCGCTGGTGGACCCGATCAGAGGCAAAGAAGTATCAACTGCTTCTTCTCCCTCGCGATCACATGAAATCGGCGCTTATTGCGTACAGAGTTGCTTGGGAGCTTACAAGAGACCCAACGTTGAGGATTTTGTATATTTCTTCAACTTCGAATCTTGCGACCAAACAGCTTAAGTTTATCAAAGATATCTTAACCTGCGACACGTACCGTCTCTATTGGCCAGATATGGTCAATCCAGTAGATACACAACGTGAGAAGTGGACTGAACGTGAAATTTCTGTCGATCATCCGCTCCGTAAGGAATGGAATGTTCGCGATCCTAGTATATTCACTGCTGGCCTCACTACTAACATTGTGGGTATGCATTGCGATATTGCCGTCCTTGACGACGTGGTTGTGCAAGGAAATGCGTACACGGAGCAAGGCAGGGACAAGGTAAAAGATCAATACTCGTATCTTTCATCCATCGAAGGCGTTGGAGCCCGAGAATGGATTGTAGGTACAAGATACCACCCATTAGATTTATATAACGACATCATGCAGATGCATGTATCAGCACGTGATGAAAATGGAAAAGCTACAACTAAAGAACCTTTGTTCGAAATGCGAGAATGGGCCGTCGAATCCGTCGGAGATGGCACCGGAGAATTTATTTGGCCTAGGACCCAAGGCAAAGACGGAAAATGGTTCGGGTTTGATTACGAGATCCTTAGTGAGAAGAAGTCAAAGTACCTTAATCAGCTACACTTCAGGGCCCAGTACTACAACGATCCGCACGACGTCGATTCGTCCGCAATCAAAAGAGATTTCTTCCAATACTACGATCCCCAGTGGCTCGTCAGTAGAAATGGAAAATGGGAGTTCAAAGGAACCCGTCTCAACATCACGGCCGCGATTGACTTCGCCTACTCTCTTGGCAAGCGATCAGACTATACTTCGTTGGTTACAATCGGTACTGACACCTATAACAACCACTACGTTCTGGAAATCGACCGATTCAAAACCCAATCGCCCTCTGAATACTTCAAACACATCTTAGCAGCCCACCAGAAATGGGGCTTCAGAAAGATGAGAGCTGAAGTATCTGTAGCGCAGATTGTCATAGTTAAGTCTTTGAAAGAAGACTACATCCGGCCTAATGGTATTGCTCTTTCAATTGAAGAGTTCAGACCATCTCAGAAACAAGGTTCCAAAGAAGAACGCATTATGGCTGTTCTGGAACCTAGATACGCTAACAGACAAATATGGCATTACCCCGGCGGTAATTGTCAGCTTCTTGAAGAAGAATTAGTATTCGCTAATCCAGCTCACGACGATATCAAGGATGCCTTAGCATCAGCAGTTGATTTCGCAATAGCTCCCACAAACATTTTTAGTATGGTTAAGAAAACAATTGCTCCCTTTCAATATCACAGTAAGTTCGGCGGTGTCTCGTGACAGCTAAAGTAGAAGTTGTAGAGGACATTGTACAGCCAGATCGTCTTGCATGTCGTATCGCTGAAAAGTGGATTGAAGAAGATACTGCCCGGAATACTTGGAAAGTACAGACTGAAGAGATCCGTAGATATTTATACGCTACAGACACTACGCAGACTTCTAATTCCCAGTTACCTTGGAAGAATAAGACTACAATCCCTAAGCTCTGTCAGATCTCTGACAACTTATACGCTAATTACATTGCCACTATTTTTCCTCAGCAGAAGTCTTTGGAATGGCAGGCAAACGAAGCCGATGCTAATTCGGTAATAAAAAGAGATGCCATCGTTGCTTATATGCAATGGTGCATGGATCAGCCTACTTTCCGTAAGGAAGTCTCCAAGCTTGTAAGAGATTACATTGAGTTTGGTAATGCTTTTGTCACGGTAGAGTGGGTAGATGACCGCGTGGAGTTAGACGGGCGCGTACAGGCAGGCTTTATTGGCCCGGCTGCACGTCGTATCAATCCTAACGACATCGTCATGAATCCTACTGCTGAGGCTTTTGTCTACTCCCCTAAGGTTGTTCGTTCTGTGATCAACGTAGGCGAAGTAAAGAAAATGCTTGAGAAAATGTCTACTGATGAGACTCGGGAAGAATACGAAGCTCTCTGGAACTACATGAAAGAAATTCGTGGACGTGCTACATCCTTCGAGGGTGAGTGGGTTCAGAATGACGTTATGTACCAGATTGACGGCTTTACTTCTTTCCGTGATTATCTTCGGTCTGACTACGCAGAAATCCTTACTTTCTATGGCGATATGTACGACGTAGAGGCTGATACTTTCCTTAAGAATCATGTCATCACTGTCGTAGATCGTCACAAGCTTATTGGCAAGAAAGCCAACCCTTCGTTCTTCGGTTATCCTCCCATCTTCCATTCTTCTTGGCGTCAGCGTCAGGACAACCTGTGGGGTATGGGTCCTTTAGCTAATCTGATTGGTATGCAGTACCGGTTAGATCACGTGGAGAACATGAAGGCTGATATCTTCGATCTTACTACTTATCCTGTTCAAAAGGTTAAGGGGTTTGTTGAAGACTTCACATGGCAGCCCGGAGAGAAGATCTTCGTTGGTGAAGAAGGTGACGTCGAGTTAGTAACTCCTGACGTCAATGCCTTACAAGCTAACTTCGAGATTCAGAATCTCCAAGGCTTGATGGAAGAGATGGCTGGCGCTCCTAAGGAAGCGATGGGCTTCCGTACTCCCGGTGAAAAAACCAAGTACGAAGTACAGCGCATGGAGAATGCAGCATCACGTCTGTTCCAGAATAAGATTAAACAATTTGAAGAAGAACTTGTCGAACCGTTGCTTAACGCAATGTTAGAATTAGCGCGGCGCAATTTAACTTCTTCTACTACCATTAAGGTTATGGACGAATTCAACGAGGCGACGTTTAAAACGTTGACAGTTGAAGACATAACAGGAGTAGGCCGTATTAAGCCTGTGGCTTCACGTCACTTTGCTGAGAAGGCTGAACTTGTACAGAACCTCACTAACCTTACTGGTTCAGGCCTCTGGCCTACAGTACAACCACATTTCTCTGGGATCAAGCTAGCCAAGATCTTAGAAGATGTGTTCAATCTAAAAGAATACGGAGTTGTCTTGCAGAACGTTGCAATGGCTGAACAAGCTGACGCAATGAAACAGTCTCAAGCTCTTGAGGAAAATGTTGCTCAACAGACTATGACTGCCTCTGGCATAGGCGAAGACTTCGACCTATCACAACTTCAATAAAGGATACTAAATGCTGTCAGCGTGGACCCAACACCTGAAAGACCCTAAAGCAAAACAAGAATTTGAAAACTACGTTAAAGGCTCCAAACAACTTCTTAATCGCCTTAACGACATACTAGACGGAATAGAAAAAGATCTAGACCGTTCAGAAACAAAGATAGAAGCCTTCGACAATCCTAACTGGGCTTATTTACAAGCTTACAAGAATGGACAACGAAGCGCTCTCGAAAAGACTAAAACCCTCATTTCAATTGACCCCTAAGGAAACATGACCCTATTTAATAACGACCAGACGCCTCCTGCAATCGACGAGAACGCAGACTATCTCACAGAGTTAGTTGGAGAGGGAAAGAAATTCAAAGATGCAGCCGATCTTGCCAAAGGCAAGGCTATGGCCGACGCATTCATTGAACAACTAAAGCAAGAGCAAGCAGAACTCCGTAAGGATTATCTTTCTCTTCGCGAAGAATACCAAGCAAGGCCCGCACTTCAAGAATTACTAGACCAGTTTAAAACAGTGCAGCAGACTAGTAACGAACCACCCTTAGTGAACGATGTCCAAACGCCTGCTTCTATGAAGCCAGAAGAGATCGAAAGTCTCGTTTCCAAAAAACTATCTGAGATAGAAACGACCCGGAAGCAAGAAGAGAATTTAAGATCTGTTGAGGCAAAGCTTAAGGAAAGGTTTGGTGATAACTACCAGACTCACTTTAAGAATCAAATCAGTACTCTCGGACTTACCGAAGACTTTGTGACTGAATTAGCTCGAAACCACCCTGTTGTCTTATTCAAGACCTTAGGACTGGATCAAGTTCAACAGTCAAATAGTTTTCAAACCCCTCCTCGTTCTCAGCAAACCTCCTTCGCTCCTACTAACGTAAAGCGTGACTGGAGTTATTATGAGACAATGCGGAAGACCAAGTCTGCAGATTACTGGAATCCTAAAACTCAACTCCAGATGATGCAGGATAAAATGACCCTAGGCGATGCCTTCGGTAATCCAGCACCATGATGGAAATCAAATAACTA